GTATACTTAGCTAATTTAGCTGCTCGTATGACAGAAGGACAGCCAGTAAAGTCTGCTGCTGAAATAGCTAAAGACCTAACTAAGATATTAGGCGGCACTGAGTTTCGTCCTGGCGTAGGCTTTGTAGAAAATTCTTTACGTGGTTTTGAGGCAGGTAGTTTTGAGCCTTTCTTAAATCAGATAGGAGATTATGCAGGTTCGTTTACTTACCCTGCTGCTGTACTAAAAGATTTCTACAGTCAGTTTGATCCAAGGTCATCTTACCTTCCTGAAACAAGAGATGCCTCTATATCTATGATGGATCTATATGGTTATGACATTCCTATGTCTGTATATCAACGTATAACTAGACACTTACCTGACTTTGATAGTGCTAAAATTAGTAAAGAACTAAAGGATTCGCTAGGTATAGATATTAAACCTGACAACCTTGCTAAAGTTCTAGAGTTCTTTAACTCTTCTACTCGTACTTACTATCAAACTCAGTATACTAAAGATGCAGATGGCAATAACATGCGTCAAGATGCTATCAGGTTTGACATCTTTGGTGATGGACCTATCAAGATACAAGATCCTATTGTAAAACAGATTACTGGTTTTGTAGGTAGGCCACCTAAGAATGCACTACAACGTGAGATGTCTCGCTTACAACTAGATCCATTTAAGATTTATAATCCTTATCGTGAAAAGAACCAAGCACTAGAATTATTTACCCAACAAAAACTACAAGGTAATTTATCTGCTAAAGTAGAGATGCTTATGAAGACTGAAGCATATCAGAATCTTACAGATGCAGAGAAAAAAGTATATTTAGTAGGTAAGGATGGTGTTATAAATTCTACGATTAGAGAGTACAGGGAAGACGCTAAAGCAGATTTGCAAAAGATGGCTTCAATGCCTGAAGCTCAACAAGATTATAGATCATATATAAGAGGTGAGTTTAAGGCTGTAACAGGTAAAGCAAGAGATCAAGCAGATGTGTTTTGGAAAAGAACAGAGGACAAACACAAATTTAAAAACATGAATGTTAATGAGGCTCTTAAATCAATAGATGAAAGTCAGGACTTAGACGAAAGAGAAAAAGAAGATATAAAAACTAATATAAGAAAATATTACATTACTTTAAGCAAATAAATAGGGGCGCATTTAGCGCCCTTACTTTTTTATACCATTGAGTCTTGAGCTACGCTCTGCCCACAGTTGTACTATAATTAAATGTTTTATAGCCTCTCTTGTTTCCGTAGTGTGATACAGATTGTCAGTTATAAACTTATCCAACGCTTCTATGCGTTCCTGTATCCCTTCTATAAAATGCTCTTGTCTCCTAGATACAAAGTCTTTCGCTTCTTTTTCTAGGCTCATAGTTGACTATGCCTCCTGTGGTATCTCAGTACAGTAAGCAAATACATTTGAGTTAGGTGATGGTCTAGTGTTCATAAGATCAGTACGGATAGTTACCGCACTTCGTTTACAATCTTCTAAACTAGAATAAACTGTATTGACTGCTTGTACTTGTACAAAACCACTTCCAATAGAAAGTATAAACACTAAGACATACATTATTCTGACTCTACAGGAATAGGATCGTCAGTAGTTATGTCTTTAATAACATCTACACTTTTCTCGTAAACAACTACGCCTGTTTCCCAAGTGGCTTTAGCTACAGGTTTAGCTACATCATTATAGCTTCCATAAATCGTTAAAGCGTATACCACTGGTACTAATAAATTAAATAACAACATAAATAACTCCTTTGATTGTCGTTAAAATGATAACACAGTAATTATACTATGTCTACTAATTCTGCTTCTTGGTATGGAATATGATAAAACGTTTCACCTTTTGGTATCCTGTAAGTAGGACCAGTAGCTTCTTTAATAACAGCGTCTATCATCTGTGTACCCTTTATCTTCCAAGCTTGATTGTAATGTTTGTTAAAAACATAAAAGTATAAGTTCTCCAACTGATCTTTGTATTTCTCTATAAGTCTCCTCTTTCTCCCTGGTATTCGTATCTCTGACCAATACGTAGGCCACTCCTCTTTCCACTGCGCTTTTCTTTCAGCTTCGTGAAAGTAAGTAACACCATCTTTTTCTGACACAACATCAGCATAGTAATCTTCTTTCTTACTTACAATTGTATGTCCTTCTGATTTTAAATACTTAATCAATGCTTCCTTAGACGGTGCGTCTACTTTGTCGTATACTTCTTTTTGGAATGGCCTAGTATACACTTTCATTAATTATGCCCCTATATCTACCATTTCACACACATCACCAGTACAAGCCATAGTCTGCATACCGACTGTGTTATCTTCTTGTTCATACTCACTTAGCTTAGACCAGTCAATACTTTCTGGCATCTTAGTTAATAATTCTTCATACTCTTCTTTGGTACAATCTTGATAGGGTGCTTGCTGATAAGTGTGATCTGAGTGTGGCAGAAAAGACACACCTGACATTTCATCAAAGTGTTTATAAACAAATGCACCTACCTCCATCCATTCATCAGGCTTCACAGTACAAGTTATGCTTGGCTTGTGCTCACACCAATGTCGTTGATAGGTTAGCCACATCTCCAGTTGTTCAATGGCTGTCATATCGTTTCGAGTTACAGCTTTATCTGGTGACTTCTGTGGGAAACTAAAAACAGTAGTTGTCTCTGGCTTCATAACACAGGGTTCATTAGGTATACCTTGATCTTTCATCATCTGAGTTAGAGGATCTTTGTTGTCACCTCTCACTGTCCTTATATAGTAAGGTGCATGACGTGCATGTATACCTGATGCAGAGTCAACTAGTTGTGATACTGTTCCGCTTGGCTTGACGCAGGTAATCGCTGCACTTGGTGCAATGCCAAGGCGGTCAGCCCAAGTAGTATTAGTGCGAACAGCAACTTCTCGTAGATGTTCAAGAGTCTTCTCCAATCCTTTATTTGCTGATGTCATAAGAGGGTTGTCCATTATTCCTGTGAGTGACACACCCAACAGACGCTCCTCTTCTGTGTTGGTTGTCCACACCTTACGCAAGTATGGAAACTTGGTGTATGTGGATTGAATTGTACCAAGAATAGTAGCGAGTTCCACTTTTCTTTCAAGGTCATCCACAGTATCTGTAGCCCTAACCACCACTTCAGTAAGATTACAAAACTGATTTGGTCGTAATATAATTTCACTACATGGGTTAGTTCCAAACTCATGGTTAGGATCACGTCTTCCATATTTCGCAGCTTGTTTCTTGGACGCTTCACGATTAAATATACCCCTCTCCCCTGACTTGCTTTCTACTAAGGCTAACCACTCACGCATAAACGTTTCTGAATCTGGCTTCTCTGTATAACAAACTGAGTTATTAGCTAGTGCTCTGTGTGCAGCTTCGTTCCACCACTGTCCTGATTTAGCGTGACGCATCCTATCATCACTAAGGTTAGACAAACTAATCATAGCACTACGTCTAACACCACCGACAACAACTATCTGACCAATGAAACACATTAGGTCATGGCATTCTAAACTAGAAAGCTTACGTCCTTGAGCATCCCTGAATGTCTTAACTGTAAAGTTAAACAATTCAACCAAAGGTGCAGGTCCACTAGCTCTACCACCAAATGTTTTTAACCTTGCCCCTGCAGGGCGTACTCTGCTAATATCCCACTGAGGAATCTCACCTGCCCATAAAAGTGCCAACAATTGCCTGAATGCCTTAGACCATCCCTCCTTGCTGTCCTTTACCACAATGGTAGTATCACTCTCGAAGAGTTCAGGCACTTCGGGAAGCTTGTTAATGAACTGTCTCTCAACGCTGAAGCCGACACCAGTACCACAGAGGAGGATCTGCATAGCTTCATCGAAGGCTTTCGGATCATCTACGGCTAGGTTACTACAGTTATACATGGCAGTATTATCACGTTCTGCAGCAGGTCCTGCAGTCATCATAGCTCTCATACTAGGCTCAACTTCATTAGATATAATAGCCTGTTCTAATGTATCTGCTGTTTCTTTATCAACTTTAGTTCTAACTATATTATCAATAAAACGTCCTACTGTTTCAGGCCAAGACTCTCTGCCTTTTCCTTCAATATATTTAGCATACCGTGACTTATGTATAAAACTTTGGTAGTCGGTTGGTAAGTAGTTATTCATGTTTCTTCACCTCTATCTTTCTAATTACTGCACCATCAATATCATAAATAATATCTTGGAATAACTCAGTAACTGCCTCCTCGTGCATCTCTGCTACTATCGGTAGTATCCGTTCTTCCTCGTCTATTTCTATTGTTAGTTTAATGTTGAACTTCATCTCTTATCGCCACTGCCCTTAATGGTTCCTCTCTCCATACGACTGTGAAGTTTGTCTAAGTTGCACCTAGCTATGTATCCCATGTCAAAGTTTAAGTCACGACATAAAGCTGCAATGTACCACAGGCAGTCACCTACCTCTGCAGCTACATCTTCCCTTTTAAAATTTCCATCCCTTAACATCTTCTTTACTTTGTTGGCTACTTCACCTGCCTCACCTGCGAGTCCTAGCGCAGGGTAAACTATCTTGTGTTCATCAGGATATATAGCAGTCTTACGTGCCTCTATCTGATAATCACCGAATGTCATTTCATACATATCTTTCCAAGCATTTATGTCATCTGCTGTTATCATTTGTGCATCTCCATCCAACGTCTTTCTAGTCTGTCAAGATACCACTTTGCTTTTCTTATATCTTCTAATCCATTCTTGTATTCATGCCGCCACATATACTTCAATACATTAGCAGCGTGTGGCGCTGTAGCTCCTGACATATTCTCTGTCATTGCTTCTATAGCTTCAATGCACTCTATACCACTG